TAATTACTTTGATAATGTAAATATAAAACCCTTTTTCCGAATAAAAAAATTTTGTACCTAAAAAAGTAAAGTTTTTTTTAGTTTTCTTTGTAACTGCTTGATAATGAGTAAAAATAAAATGGGCATAATCCGAAGAAAATGCCCACAAAACAAAACAATCTATTATGAAAACGTGGCGTTGCACCACTTATAGACCTTTCAAATATAACCCAATATATGGGTAACTAAGCAAAGGCGTTATTATTACTTTTCAACATCTTACTTAAAAATACTCAATAGTTTTGTTAATGGTTTATATTTCTCAACTATTGCCACTAATCCAGCAACTCCACTACCGCCTCCAAGAAGTTGCCCCATTGTTAAAGATGTAATTATACGCTTAATAGAACTGAAAAATTGAAACACAAAATTTCTTTTGGTCTTTTGCTTCTGTTCTGTCTTATTAGTCTTAACCTCTTGCTTAGCTAAAACAATAGCTTTCTTAGCTTCAATCTTTACCTTTTCTATTTCGTGCTTAGACTTGACTTTGTTACATTTGATTTCAGCCTTTATTTCCTTTCTTGTAGGCTCTTTCTCTATCTCTATGCGTATAGTGTCGGTCAAAACTTCTTTAGTGCTTACACACGCCCTTAAGGCGTTTTCAAGATTCTTAATCTTTTGCGCTTTATTTGGCTTTGCTTGTGCAATGCTGAATAAGAATAGTATTAATATTAGGTTCTTCATTATTGTATTTTTAAAAATCATCTTCACACCAGATAGGTGTCTTGTCACCAAACCAGGCACTTGCTATTTCTTCTTGATAGAATCGCCTTGCATCTTCTTCATCTGTATGTCGCATTAATATTTCAATGCATTTTTTAGCTGAATAAATCAAGCGCATACTTTGACAATCTATGCCAATCAAGGCATCATCAAATCCATCGGCTTTAATCAGTTCTTGATGTGGGTAAATGTCCATTATTTTATCAATCACAATCTATGCTTTTAAAATAGTTTATTAATAGGCAATAATATACCCTTGCTTGTGTTCATATCTCCACCTCTTATATCTCGTCTTGTGTTTATTAATTCTCTGCACCTTTGTTTTAATAAATCTGTTTTTATTAAGTGCCAAGTATCTCCAAAAACAAAACAATAATAATCAGCTTCAGTTGTACTTAATCCACTTGGCTTATTTCTGCTCTCATATTCAACAAATACATTGCCAGTTGTCAATCCTTGTAAATCATATTTTACTTCAATCTTTGCATTTGTAAAAATCTTGCCAAGTTCCTGCTCTTTTACTTGTCCTACTTTTAAATCATATTTAAAATCATTGTTATAATTCACAATTCTATACTTTTAAAACTTTTAATCTTTCCATCTATTTCTTCAATTGCAAATCCTCTACGACCTTTTGAAAAGTTCGTGCTTACCCATTCCGATGATGGACTAAGTGCAAAGTAACTATTATACTCAAACTTTGGATTGCTACAATCTCTAATTAACTGGTGGCTATCCCCTTTCTCAAAACATATCTTAAAGCTGTGTAAATTGTGTTTATCAATATAGGCTCTGATATGGTCTTTTGCCTTTTGGTCAAGTTGTGCCTTAAAGCCAAATTTCTTAAACTCTTTATCCTTCCCATGACAAATAATAAATGCCCAATTATCAATCGTATAATGGCTGATAAACTGCTCGTGTATCTTGTACTCCACATCTGGTAGTAAGTATTTTAGAACTTCCTTTACTTGAATATTTACAATATGCCCAAAATCACCGCTATGGTTGTCGTTTACAATGCTGTGAAATTCTAAAGGTACGCCTAATGTCGCTAAACTGCTTGCTAATCGTATCTTAAAACTAGACGCTACTTCAAAGCATTCTACATTATCCATGTTTTGCGGTAACTTATGACCGCCCCTTGTAGTTTCTGCATTATAACCATCTACAAAGTCACCAAGTTCCTGCACTACTATCTTTGAATGCCCATCAAAATCCATATTAACTTGGCTAACTATTTCTTTTAAAGTTTGTTCAAGTTCTTCCTTACCCCAAAAGCCACTATCGTACAAATCATTCTTAATATGCATACCTATGTGTGTATCTGTGTAAGTTACCTTTAGAACTTTGTTGCCATTTGGCTTAATTTTAGGCACTTTTAAAGGCTTTATATTACTCGCCTTTACGCTTTGCTCAATCACATCTTTATTCAGTTCAAATAAGGCTTTATTTTGGCTCTCTTTTGTATAGATTTTCCATTGCTGCCCAGTCGATTCATTGGTGCTTAGTCGTGAAAGTTCTAAATGTTCTGGTGGTAAAACTAATTCAGTAGGCATTAGCTTTTCAGTTCGGCTTGTGATGTTGCCTTGCTTGTCATATTTGCGCTGAGTTTCCACAAACTTCCTTGCAATCTTGTAGTATTTTGACCTTATGGCTAAATAGCTATTGTTTGGATTTACCAATCTCCTAAAGTAAGACTCATTAGTTTCGCCTTCTTGTTGTGGATTAGCTTTTATTAATTCTCTTGCTGTCATGGTTTATTGTTTTGTTGTGAAATTCTAATAATCTTTCGTAATAACAAATGTATATCATGTTTCCAGTATTGGCTTCTAAAAATGAGATGTGTGATTCTACAAATTGCCTTGCATTTATTATTGTGCCATTGTCAAGATGAAAGCCGTTGTACTTGTCTAAGTCAAGTTTAAGCAATTCTTTTTTTAACTCTTGCAATTTCATGCTTGCAATATAAGTATTTTATTAGATATTCTTGTATTCAGTTTTTGCATCAAAGCTAGGACATTCTTTTATGCGCTCCCAACTATCAACTTTTCCGTTTAGGTTTTTGTCTGGGGAAATGTCACGATGCCCTAATATTTCAATGTCACTTATATCTTGGTAATCACTTAGAAAGTTTAGTGCGTTATCTAACTCGCATAGTAAAGACTCTTTCTGTGCATCTGTTCGTGTATCTTCTGCCTTGTTTATGTTGTCCTTGTTAACTCCTCCAATATAGCAGATATGTATGCTTGTGCTGTTGTAGTATTTTACTCCGTTGGTAATATGGTCGTATGTTGCAAGTTGAAACACTTCGCCATCTTCGGCTATGATACGATGATAGCCTACCGATTTCCAACCTATTGATTTCCAATAACGCTTAATGGATTCTACTCCACCAAATCCAGCAGAGCAATGAATAAAGATTCTTTTTATGTTTCTCATACATCCTTGTTCCGCCATTCTCGCCTAATCAGCAAGGTCAAAATAACAATAACAACTGCGGTTACAATACTCAAAACACTCTTGAATACTTCTTGGATATAAAAGTTAGGAGATATTTGTAATGGGATATTAAAATAAACACTCATTCCTGCACTTAGTGACAAGGTGGTATCTACTATTTTATCCTTTAGGTTTTCAGTTGAAAATGCTTGTGTTAAAAAAACAAGTATTGATATTAAAATCTTATGCATTATTTCTCAGTTTTCGGCACAGCCATTTTAAACAGCTGTCTAGCCAATGATTGAGCAGAATACCCTAACACTATTGCCGTAAATGTGTTTAATGGATAGAACGGCTTTAAATCATCTTTAGCAAAGACAAAAAGTAAAACAATCAATGCGCTAATTCCAATGCTTATAAGTTCAAGACCACTATCTAGCTTTATGCCTTTTTTCTTTGCATTATAAAGTTTAGTTAATAGGTGCAATATTACACCCCCTAAACCCATTACATATAGTTCTAGTATTTCATTCATTAGAAAATGATAATCTTGTTAATTATCCCATCACTATCTTGCTCACCTTTCCAAAGTACTGGCTTAGTTCTGTCTAGGTAAGCAATCATCTGATTTTTGTACCTTGTTGCCATTGACATAGCTTGTCGCTTTGCTTCCTCTACGTTTGCAATTACCTCATTGCTGCCTTGTGCAGTTTGTGCGCCCTTGTTGCCAGTTTTAATGTGGTTCGGCTTACTAATATATGCCTTAACATTATATGCTATATATGGCTTTAAATATTCGCTTAACAAAGTTGCATAGCTTGCAGGATTAGCCACAACATCATCATACAAATCTGTTCCTAAAACAGTCATTACTTGCTCCCACTCCACTATCTGTATCACGTTATCCTTAACAGCGTTTATGTCAAAAGTATTACTAAACGCTAATGCCTTTATTTCTGATTTACTCGCTATCATTGTCTGAAATTATTTTAGCTTGTTGTTCATCCATTCCCATCATTTTAAGCAATTCGTTAACCGCTTCAACGCCTATTGAATCCCTATTTTGTAGCAATGTCGTTATTGCCGCAATGTCGTTAACTACGTTCATAGGTGATTGATTATTAAACTCAACCTCACCTTCATAGATAGTTCCTTCAAATGCTTTCATAACCGCCCCCATTATTACATCCTGCTCATTTTGGATTAAGCGTTCTGCCAATTCCCATTCATTTCTAAGCTGCTGATTATTCCCTAATGCACCTGCACTCTCTAAACCTGCTAAACTTCTAAACCAAGAACAAGCCTTAACGATGTTATTTTCTACCATCTTCTGCAAGTCCATAAAGCTACCTTCTTTCTGCATCGGATAAGTAACATATTCTGGCGGTTGTACATCTCCAGTCTTAGGAACAATTAAACTCTTGCCACTACGACCACCGCTTGTGCCTTTTATATTCTGCTCAAGTTTGTATTTCTTGTCCTTTAATCCATCCTCACTATTCTCATCGGTTACATCTCCAAAGTCAAACATTAATATGCTTGATAAAGTTACTCCGTTTTCAAATTGGTTAGCATTATACTGACCTATCAAACTTTCTACTTGTGCATCATAAAACGCACCACTCCAAATAGGTAAAGGGTAATCGTTTTGCCCACTCTCATACTCAAATATTGGAATAATTGCTCTGCCTTCTTCATCGTAGTTAGGATAAAGCGTTCTTTGTATTGGATGTATTCTGTTATCGTTCCAATCTTTAGATATTGCTACCTGCTCTGGATGCTCTCCATCGTACTCACAGAATCTAACTTTACTTGCATCTAAATGATAAATAAATACCTCGCCACCTATACGCACAGATTCAATGAATCCATAGCCATAAGTTCTTCTATCCTTAGCTACACGCTTAGACAATTCAAACCAGTTGTAATACTTGTTTAAATCATCGGTTAACTTGCTTTCTAATGCTTGATTCTCAGTTAAGATACTACCATAACTAACATACTCAGCAAATGAGTTAATAACAGCTTTTAATGTGCTGCTCTCCTTTGCTAACTTGCTAACTTTTTGAGGAAATAAATTGTTATCAGTTGTGCTGATTAATCTAATTCCTTGCTTTGTTATTATCTTTTCTTTCTCTGTGTAATCTGGTAACTGAATTACGTTGTTACTTATCGGAAAGTTTAGCTGTCTTTTCTGACTTCTTTGCTTTTTTTGGTTTTTGCTCTGCACGTTCTATGTATCTAATTAGTCCTCTGTATTCGGACATTAACGAAAGTTTGTGTACCAACTCTGCTGATTCAAGGTTAGTATCAAGGAGACCAAACCCCTTGATACCAATTTTTTCACCTTGATACTTTTTTTTGAATTGCCACATCATATTATACAGATGTTGCTGCTAACAATTCTGCAACGATTGCCGTTGGAGTTGTTGCTGGAATAGTCGCTCCAGAAATACCACTTAATACTCTTAATGGCTCGCCTTGTTCGGCTGTCATTGTCATAGAGAATAAGTTATCATCTGTTTTTGCACGCCCACTTGTTGACTCAAAAGATGCAAATGCTACGAATCCTTCATCTAGAGATTCTGCATCATAACCTACAAACAATAATCTGTCGCCATCATAAAGTCTTGCAACCATATATTGCTCACAGCTATTTTTGATTGCTGTTAATTCTTTTCTTTGTGTAGATGTTGGATTAGCTACTGCGAAATTAACGCTGACTTCGTTGCTTCTTTCCATTGATTCTGTTACTTCACATTCTCCACGTTTGAAATTTAGTTTTCCAAATCCCACACCCACAGATGAAAATACTAAGTCTGTGATGTCGTGGTCTGAACCTAAAGTTACGCTTAACATATCTCCTACTGGGATAGTGTAAAGTTCTTTTACTCCTGCCGTTTTAGGGCAATTTGTTCCCGCTACTGCGGCTAATGATAAATTTGCTGACATTTTTTTATATTTTTTTGTTGTTTATTGGGGTTATATTTCAAACCCCTTTAAACTGTTAATTAAAATCCTATCGGTAAAGAACGATGTCTGAACCGTTAGTGTAATTTACATCAAATGCGTAGTCACATCTGTATCGAACCGTTCTGTCACCAGTTGCTTCAAATTGAGGCAAGATAGCTACATTGTTCCACTCTGCATCTAAAGCAGTTCCAAAGTGAAGATTAGATACGTTAGCCGCTACGATAGTGTTAGCAGGTAAGAAAGGCAAGATAGCCATTCTCTGTCCTAAGAAATCCAATTCTTTAGCACCAATAAAGTAAGAACCTGCACCATTAGCAGCAGATGCTTGAGCCAAGCTGTATGCTTTTCCTAGTCCTTTGTTACCATAGATGTAGAAATCTGCATCGTCTTCTACTGATTCGCTTAGTCCGTTGTAAACAGAAGTCAATACTGATAAAGCGTTTGAAGAGTTAATAAAAGCAAGATTACCACTTGTAAAAGTTCCAGCAAATGCACTTGAATCTAAAGCAATAGAAAAAGTAGTTGAATTAATTACCGTTACAGCATAAGATTTACCACTTTGTCCACTCCAATCAGTTCCTGAAGAACCTACCATTGAACTAAATGTTACTACGTCACCCGTTTGTAGGTTAGCAGTTGAAGCAATTGTACAAACAGCAGGACTTGCTTTTGTAAAAGCACTTACAGCCAATTTGCTAGAATCTAATTTGTTAACGTCACTACCTGCTTCCATCAAAGGAATAAGACCGCTAACAATGTTAGAAGATGCTGATACTGTAATTTTAGATAAGTCACCTGCTGCTACTGAACCTCTCCAAATAGATGCATCAATGAACTTAGAACGGATTCCCGCTTGTTGCTCAATGATAGCTTCTTCGATAGATGCTGGTGGTACAAAGTCACCTGCTCTTCCACG